TTTCGCTGAGGATGACGTTGACGATAATGGCGATATTGTGGACGAGGAACCAGAACCAAAGAAATCTGTGGGTCGGCCACGCAAATCACCAATCTGATTGGAAGGTAATACAGCATGGCAGGAATGACATTTGATGAGATGTGTACGTTTGTTCGTTCTCATGCTGATGCTGATATCACTGATGCCCCTGTTGGAAACCTGACGGTTTATGCGCGGATGGCATATAACGACATTTTCCGTAGACAAAACGCTTGGCCCCATCTGGAAGTGAACTACACGTTCACTAGCACTGCTGGTACGCAAACGTATGCTTTGACCAGTTTCACTGGCACTGACATGGATTTTGTTTCCTCTATTCAAGATGTTTCTACTGGTGACAGGTTGTTTCCTATCCAGCAAGCTGATGCCGATCAGATTTGGAATGCACAATCACAGGGCACTCCTGCTGCGTTTACGATTATTGATCAGTCGATTGTTTTGTGGCCAAAACCTACGGTTGCCAAATCGTATGCGGTTCGCGGGCAACGCAGTGAAGCTGCGTGGCCTGCTGGGGCTGGGTCGTACCCTGATTTGCCCAATGTGTTCCATGAAACAATTTGTTTATACATGTTGGCTTACTTCTTTTTGGGGCAAGAGGACATGCAAATGTCAGGTCAGTACATGGAAAGGTATGAGCGTTCCGCTCAAACCCTTGTTGGTGCTGAGGGCACCAAACGTCATGGTGTTCGTCCTGCTGTGATGGGTGCCAATAATCGCAGGTTCTGGACGGGTGCGTTTGTGAACCGTGTGAAACAATGGGTTGAATGATGGCAAGGCAACGTTCGTCTAACGGTGCAACCAAAATTGTTCAAGTGTTCAAAGATTTCACAGGTGGGCTGAACCTTAGTACAGCCCGTCAAGATTTGCAAATGAACGAAACACCATCATGTGTGGATGTTGATTTTGATAACCGTGGTGGTGTTGTGTGCCGTCGCGGTATCGCTAGTTTGACAACAACGGCAACTATGGGTACAACTGCCACGAGCGGTTATTTGGTCGGACAGTTGTCGTTAGGTACCGATTTGGTGTGGGGTATCAGTTCTGCTGGGAAGATTTGGACTTGGGATGGGTCTACTGTGGTTGAGAACGCTACGGTCACTACTAGCAATATGACTACCGAGTTGGTTCGTGGTGCAACCTGGGGTCAGGTGGGTGCTACGGCGGCCAGATTGTTTCTTGCTAACACTTATGCTGCTGGTGTGTTGACGATGCGTACTTGGGATGGTACTGTTGCTGCTCCTACGACGTTAACTAATACTGCTAATAATGTTTATACCGCCCCTGCGGGCGGTAACGCCCCGTTAGCTAAACTGATTTGTGATCATGGTGGGTACATGTGGTGGGCAGACACCCTTGAGGGTGGCACAAGGTTCCGTTCTCGCCTCAGGTTTTCTCATCCGTTGCAACCAGCGGACTTTGCGACAGCGGACTATTTTGATATTGAACCTGATGATCAAACAGATCAGATCACAGCGTTGGTTCGGTTCCGTGGACAGTTGTTTGTGTTCAAAAAGAAAGCGGTTTATGCTGTTTATGGGACAACCCGTGACGATTTTGTTGTTCAACGTATTGCTGCTACTGCTGGTACTGTAAGTCAGGACTCTGTTGCTGTTTCGCAGGACTCAATGTATTGGTGGTCACCTGATGGTGATGTGTTCAAATACAATGGTAGCGTCATTACTTCTATTGCAACAAAAATAAACATTTTGGCTCGTAATGGGACGATGAACTCTAGTGATGCACATTATTTGTGTTGGGCTGGTGACCGTTTGTATGTGTCATTTTTGAACGTGGATTTGACACGTTCAACATATGTGTATATGCCTATGGTTGGAAGGTCTGGTTCGTGGACAAAGTATTCGTATCAGTGGACTAGCATGGTTTGGTGGAGAAAAAATGTGGGTTCTAACGGTGTGATTGCCCGCATTTTGGGGCAAGCAGGTGTCAGTGATCTGAATATTGCTACACAAAAAGCTGATTATAATGGTACGACTACTACACCTATTGCGGCACAATATACGACCGCATGGTTCCAGGCTGATAATCCTGCGTTGCTAAAAAAATGGCATCGTGTTACTGCCAGTGTTGCTGCTGATGATCCTGCCACGTTGAATCTGACGGTGTATCAGGACTTTGATGAGTCCACTACTGTGAAGTCGTTGTCAAATCCTATTAATGCTGCTACTGGTTCTCTTGTGTGGGGTGCTGGTACGGGCAACTGGGGTGGGGTTGGGTTGTATTGGCAGGGCAATAACCCTGTTTATACTTATGCAAGGTTCCCTGCGTCGGGCCGTTCACACAGTATCCAATACAAGTTCAGTGTCACCGACCACCTTGGTGGGTGGTCGTTAGATTCTTTCGCTATCCCATTCATAGAAAAGGCTTTCAAATAAATGGCTGCTAACCTGGTTATTCCAACAAGTATCACTGACGGCCAAGCGTTGTCTGCTGCACCTGTCAAAGGAAACTTTGATGCTGTTGCCACATGGGTAAATACTAATACTGTTCAACTTGATGGTTCTAAACCGATGACTGGTGAACTGGTTGGTACTGGTGCTGACCCAACGTCAGCTAACCAGTATGCGCGCAAAGCATATGTTGATGCAATCATCACTGGAACAGGCATTATCACGGCAACACAGTTAGCTGCTAATGCTGTTACTTCAGCAAAGATTCTTGACGACACCATTTTGAACGCTGACATTAACAGTGCGGCTGGTATTGCGTTGACCAAGTTGGCTGCTGGTACTGCCGCTACCGTTGTTATGCACAACGGTTCTGGTGTGCCTACGGCAACAGGGATCAGTGGTGATATCACTATTGGTGCTACTGGTGTTACTGCTATTAGCACTGGTGTTATTGTTGATGCCGATATTGCTGCGGGTGCTGCTATCACAAAAGCAAAGTTATCTACTGCTGCGGGTGAGTTGGGTGGCGCTTGGGTTTCGGCTGCGATGACATTCAGCAATGTCACAAGCGGTGCTGGCACTTGTTTCATCATGGTGATGGGTAAAACGTTGCATTTCCGTGCTGTGGTCACGGCTGGTACTGCAACTGCTACGGGCAATGCGTCGTTCACTATTGCGGGTGTGACTTGCAAAACTGGTGCTACACAACCAGTTTTGGCTTCTGGTGGGTTGGGCGTTTATGGGGCCAAAGCAAACGCTGGAGGTGCGAGCGGTATTATTTACGCAAAGGACAATGTTGGTAACGTTTGGAACATTTCTGATTCTGTTGTCAGCACATTGTCTGGTGTCGTTGAGATTGATTGATGGGCACTTTTAGGGTTGACGAATCAGGAGACATGGGTGATGCTGTTCGGCGCACCTTTGAGAAGATTCGCAAAATGTTTTTGCCCAAAAACATTTTTACATCTAAAGGAAGCATTGTTGTTTCCACAGGTGCCGATACCCCTGTGGAACTGGTTGTTGGTGCAAATACGACTGTTCTGACCGCAGATTCTGCTACGGCTACAGGTTTGAAATGGGCTACTGTTGCTGGTGGTGGCGGTGGCGACATGTTGGCCGCAAACAACCTGTCGGAGTTGACTGCTACAGCGGCAACGGCTAGAACGAATCTTGGTTTAGGTACTGCTGCTACAACTGCTGCTTCAGCTTATGAGGTTGCTGGGGCTGCGGCTGCTGCACAGGCGGCAGCTATTGCAGCTTCCCAACCGTTGGATGCTGATTTGACTGCTATTGCTGCGTTGGCCACATTGACGTATGGCAGGTCGCTTCTTACTGGTGTTGATGCTGCGACAACACGAACCACGTTGGGTTTAGGGACTGCTGCAACGACAGCTTCTACCGCTTACGCTACGGCTGCACAAGGCACTACTGCTGACGCAGCGTTGAAACCCGCGAACAACTTGAGTGATGTGACTTTGGCTTCCACTGCCCGTACCAACCTTGGGTTGGGTACGGCAGCAACAACAGCATCGACTGCGTATGCGACAGCGGCGCAGGGCACCACTGCGGATGCTGCGTTGAAACCCGCGAACAACTTGAGCGATGTAAGTGTTGTTGCTACCGCACGCACAAACCTTGGGTTGGGTACTGCGGCCACTACAGCTTCAACAGCGTATGCCACTTCGACGCAGGGCACCACGGCAGATAACGCTATCCCTAAGGCCACTGTGACCGCTAAGGGAACTGTGGTTACTGGTACAGCAGCTTCTACCCCTTCTGGTTTGTTGGTGGGTGCTAATGGCACATTTTTGAAAGCTGATTCTACTGCTGCTACTGGTTTGGTGTGGGCAACAATTCCTGGTGGTGGCGATTTGTTGGCGGCTAACAACTTGTCGGAGTTAACAGCTACTGCTGCTACGGCACGCACAAACCTTGGGTTGGGGACAGCAGCAACAACTGCTTCAACGGCGTACGCTACAGCCGCACAGGGCACTACAGCGGATGGTGCTGTACCAAAATCGTTGTATACAGCTAAAGGAATGATGGATGTGGCTACGGCTGCATCGACCCCTAGCGGTCTTGCTGTGGGCGCAAACAACACCATGTTGGTAGCGGACTCTGTGGCTGCTACGGGTGTGAAATGGGCGAACATTGTTGATGCGAACATTACGACGGGCACGATCACTCTTGCCCGTCTAGCCAGCGGCACCAGCGCTTTTCACCCTGTTTGTAACATCAGCGGTGTCCCTGTGTATGTGGCAATGTCAGGTGATATCACACAAACAAATGCTGGTGTGACTGCGATTGGTGCTGCCAAGGTTACGAATGCCATGTTGTCTACCACGGCGGGTGCCCCTGGTGGTGCTTGGCAAACTGTTGCCACAACTTTTACAAACATCACGAACATCACTGGTACTACTAGGTGGCGTCAGGTTGGCAAAACTGTCAACTTCAACATCACATGCACTTTTAGCGGTGCCCCAGTTATTTCGGCCACCTCACCGCAGGTAACTATCCCTGTGGCAAGACAAGGTTTTCAGGACTGCCTCACCGTCTGGTATTACAAGACAAGCACCAACATGTCTTATCAGGGCGGTGGCCCGTGGTGGATATCCACAACCTCTTTCAGGTTGTTGGCAACAACGAACGGTTTGGCGTTCGGTGCCCCAATTACGGGCGGCACGATTGTGACGGCGACGTACCCGTTTACGTTTGCTAACACGGATCAGATTTTTATTAGTGGCACCTATGAGGCGGCTTAACATGTTTTGGTTACAAAACATGATGTACGATTTGGGGGTATAGGGTATGGCATTATATCAGTATGAAAAAGGTATTGCTGATCTGAATGCGGGCAGGGCACAAAATCAGGCCACACAAGATTATGCACGTTTCATTGGGCAACAAAGGTTTGCACGCCAAAAAGATTTGCAATCCCAAGGGTTTGAACGCAGTTTCCCCCAGTTTACGGGGCATTATGCTTCGCAGTTGGGTTCTGGTATTCATTCGGGTGTGATGGCTGACAAGTTATCTCAACGTGTTGGGGATTATAATACTCAGCAGGCACAGTTGGGGGCTGATAAGGCTGGGTTTGAAACCTCTTGGGGTCAGAATCAGACGAATCAGGAGGCGGCGTATCAGGCCGCTTTGGAGAATCTGCGTCGCCAGTTAGCTGAGCAACGTTTGGGTGTTGATCCTTTTGCTAGTTACATGGGGGCATAATCATGGTTCAGCCTTATAACGACCCGTATGGTCCTACACCTGTTGAGCCTCCACCTTGGTTCCCTAGTTTGCAGTTCCTTCCACCTGGTTTGCCTCCTACGGGTTGGGGTGGTGTCGATGCTACAGCACCTTGGAGTCCTCCAACATTGCCTGCTGCTATTCCTGCTTCTGGTTGGGGTGGTTTAGATTTGGGTTCACCACCTGTGGCACCTCCTACGGGTTGGGGTGGTTTAGAGGGCACACCACAGTTACCACCGATGGTTGGCCCATCAAAGTTGGATCAGTACCTTGGGGCTATTGCTATGGCTAAAGCGGGTGGTTCAACTTACACTGGTTACAATCCTCCTGTGGTGGCGCGTTCCAATGTTAAGGGTGGCACCCCGTCAGGGTTTGATGCCAAAGGCAACAAAATGTCTGCTGCACCAAAAGTGTTGCAAGGACAGTTAGGTAATAATGGCCGTCAGGGTTCTGGTATGACGGCTTATAACAAGGTTCAAGAAGTTGTTGGCACGTTAGCTACACAGTTAGCTGCGATGACTGGAACATCACCTGATGCTTGGTCGGGTCGCAGACCTGAAGAACTTGTTGCTGCTATTGCTGCGATGCAAGGGCAAGGTAACGATCAGAATGGTTCTGGTTCTGGTGCTGCCCGTGCCGCTGCTAAAGCCGCTGCCGCACAGCAAGCGGCCAAGGAACAAGCTATTCAACAGTATCTTGGTGAGTTAGATAAGAACCGTTTGGCTCAGCAGGGTGCTTTGGATCAACAGTATGGTGCGATTAATGCTGGGTATGATGCGGCTGGCACCCAGTTGGGTTCTTTGAATCAGCAGGCTGCTGATCGTCAGGCTGGGATCATGTCTGATTTGGGTGCACAAGCTGCTACTAGCCGCACTAATACTGCTGCCACATATCAGGCTGGTGATAAGCGTTTAGCTGACCTTCAGGCACAGTATGCGACGCAGCAGGCTGCTCAGCAAGCTGGTTCTGATCGGTTAACTGGGGCGTTTGGTGCACCTCAGGCTTATGGTGGTGGTAGTGCCGCTAATGACATGTTTGCTGCTGGTCGGGCACAGAACACTATGATGGGTAATGGGGCTGATGCCATGTTTGCTGATCGTGGCAACGTGTATAACGCTTTGGGTGCTGATGCTAGTACGGCTCGTGGTAATCAGTTTGATGTTTTGATGACAAAACTTAAGTTGCAACAGCAGCAATCTGCTGCTGCTCAGGCCAAATCTAATGCTGATTTGGCTGCACAATACAATGACCGCCGTTTGTCTGTGTACGGGTAAAGGATTATTTGATGACTCAACAAGAGTATGATGCGATGATGAAACAGTATGCGTTGGAGCAACAGTTGCGTGAACAGTATTCTGCTTCACCGTATAATCCTACACAGTTTGCTGGGAAAACTGGTTCTGCTCAGAACAGTTCTTTGAACAATTTGTTGGGCAATGTGGGTTATAACCCTGCCGATTTGTTTGGGGGGAATTATGGGCCTGCTGGAACAATGCCTGTGCAAGCAGATTATGTTGATCCTGGAAATCTGACTCAAGAAACATATGGTTACTCCACGGCGTACAAACCAATGTTTGACGCTATCGCTAGTGGTGTTGATCCGAAGTCTGCTGCTAAACAGTTTTTTGTTGATAACCCTAATCAGTACACGGACGCTGCTGATCCTGCTGCTACACAAAAAGATGTTGCTGACATGATCAAGTTGGGTGAAAGTTTTGCTGCTGACAAGTTTAAGCAGGACAAATCGAAAGCCGAGTATGATTCTGCTGGCCGTAAGGCGCAGGCTGATTGGGCTGCTAAGAATCCGAAAAATATGATTCAGGATCAAATGTCTGTTTATGATCGTCAGGTGCAGGATTATGGTGGTCAAAGTTTTGATGCCAAAAAACTGGCTGGTGAATATGCTCATGCAGCGTATCGGGCACCGATCAAGGCACCTGTGAAGATTGGTAGTGTTCAAATTCCAGCATCTCAGGGCACTGGTGGTGTTTTCAGTTCCACACAGTTGTTTGAAGATCCTGCTATGAACAATTTGGTGAACCAAATTTTGCAAACAAAGATTGATAAGGCAAAACAGACAACTTCTCGTGGTGCTGAGAACCTGGATTTTATGAACAAGTTCACTGCCGCTTACGGCAACCCGTACAAGTAGGGGTTTGAATGCCTTTCGACCCGTACCCACCTGTTACAGCAGGTGGTGGTATTGCGCCATCAGCTATTGACAATATTGCTGCTATTGCTAAGCAGCGTTTGGGTCAGGTTACTGTTGCCAGTGCCGCGACCCCTAGTAAAGCGTTGAACCCCACAAGTTTTGGGGTCAAAACAATGCAACCAACGTATGGTTCCAAGTCGGCCACCGCCCCGAAGGGGGATGGTGGCAAAAGTATTTGGGGTCGTATCGCTGATGGTGTTGGTTCGGCGTTGCATGTTATAAATGTTCCTCATGCCATTGTTGTGTCTGCGATCAAAGAGGGCATGGACGCAGTGTTTGATATGAATGATCATTCGACTGCTAGTTGGCATGATTTTACAACACAAGCGTTTGGTGAGAAACAAATTGGTTTCGGTAACATTCTTGAGGCTGCTGACACAGGGCATGATACGCCGTTGTGGTTGAAGCGTGGTCTTGGTTTTGTTGGTGATGTTGCTACTGACCCTTTGACATATGTTACTGGTGGTGTTGCTGGTATCGTTGATGGTGGTGTCAAGGCCGCTGTTGAAGCTGGTGGTCGTCGTGAGATCGCTGCCGCTGTGAGGACAGCGGCTATTGATGCGGGTGTGCATGAATCTGCTGCTGTTTCAGAGTTCATTGTTCAGGCAGGTCAAAAGGGTCGTGGTGCTTTCACTAAGGCGGCTTTGGAGAAGTCGGCTTTGACTGTTGCTGAACGTGATGCTTTGGGCATCACGAATGCTACGTTGAAAACAAGTTTGTTGGGGGCGAACATTCCTGGTTCCCGCATTGTTGCTGATGCGGGGGCACAACTGAAGGGCGAGTTGAAAGCTGCGTTGGGTGGTTCCAAGTTTGCTCAGGGCAATATTGTTGCTAAAGCTACAGCAGATTTTGTTCGTCGTGGTTCTGAGAACGGTACGTTGGATGCTGTGCGTGCTGTGCGTTCGCAGACCACCAGTACGGCTGAGAAGATTATGGCTGTAGATTTTTTGACTGCTCAACGGTTGGTGCCGCAAGAGGTGAACAGGTGGTCGCGTGAAACTTTGCAGTTCATGTCGGAATCTGGTTTAGCTAAGCATTTGTCTGAGATACCTTTGGGGGATCGTGCTGCTGCTACTCATGCGTTTGAGGCTGGGGTGATGGGTTCTGCTGATAGCCAGTTGTTGAAAGACACGATGCACGCTATCCGTGATGATGCTGTTGCGCAGGGTTTGAATATGGGTAAGATTGATAACTATTTGCCTCATGTTATTACTGAGGATGCCCGCAAGTTGGCGAAGAAAAGTAAAGAGGTTCGTGATCTGATTAGTCGGTTGACTGATCCTGCTGCTTTCACTAAGGTTCGTACCAATTTGGATGGTATTGCTGAGCAGAATGCTGCGTCGGAAGCCCAGTTTGGTATCAAGTTGTTGGAGGATGATCCCGCATATTTGGTGCAACATTATGTTGATAGTGTTGGGCGTGCTTTGGAGAAGCAGAAGAAGATCAATTTCCTTGTTGAGCGTGGGCATAGTATTCCTCTGGCTGAAAAGAGTGTAACTTTCAGTTACAAAGATTTCAAGTCTACTCGTGATGCTTATCGTGGGTTTCAGACAACTCGGAAGGTTGCTCAGCGGGAGCAAGCTAAGTTGTTGGAGGCAGAAGTTGTGTTGCATAACAAGGTTGATAGTCTTGTGAAAGATTCGTTGACTGAGCATCGTAATGGGATTGCTGCCCAGTTGACGCAAACCAATAATGAGATTGCTGATTTGGCGCGCACTGCGAAGAATGCTGAGTCTAGGGCGGCTACTCAGGCGGCGCATGAGGCGACCGCTCAGCTGAGGGTTGATGAGTTGCAGAAGGTGTATCGGACGACACGGTTGGGTGAGGCCCGCACCAAGGTTGGTAAACAACTGGTTGAGGCGAAGAAAGATTTGGTTGCTGCTACTAGTGGTTCGGAGCGGGCTGCGAAGAACGCTAAGGATGTTTTGGAAGGCAAAACACATACGGGTGGTCAACCGTATAAAGATTATAGGGTAAAAAGTTTTCAGGAGGAAGCTAAGCGCTTGAGCACAACAGCTCAGGGTCATGCTAATGATATCAAATCGTTGGATGCAAAGATTGCTGAGATCAAAGCTCGTCGTGTTCCTACGGGGTTAGATTTGCCTTCTGAGAAAGCGTTGGTTGCAGCTAAGGAAACTGTTGCCAAGTATTCTGCTGCGAAATCTGCACGGTTGTCTGAGGGCACTTTAGCTAAGGACGCTTATGGTGTTGCGTTGGCTGGTAAGAACGCTGCTCAACCTATGGTTGATCAGCAGTTGGCTGATATTCGTTTGGCTATGAAAACAAGGTTCAAAGCTAGTGTTGGTTTGAAAACTAATACTGGTAAAGCTGAGGCGTTGGCACGTTCACAGGATTCTTTGGTGTTGGCCCGTGACATTTTGGTTAACGTCCCTGATCACACACATGAACAGTTGATTGCCAGTTTGGATGCGACGATTGCTTCGATTGATGCTAAGGCGGCAATCAAGGGTTACACCATTGATTCTGTTAAGGCGAGTATGGCTGCTTTCAATGATCCAAAGTTTTTTTACTATATGGAAAAGACAACGAGTGAGGGTTTCAAGCAGATAAGTGATACACAGCAGATGCCAGAGTTTTTGTTGAATATGGCTGAGGGTGTTCATAAGTTGCGGGAACCTGGGGTTGCCGAATATTATGATAAGGCTTTGAATGTTTGGAAGATGTATGCGACGGGTTCACGCCCATCGTTCGCTGTGCGTAACCTGATTAGTTCTACTACAAACATGTTGTTGGAAGCTGGCCCGAAATCTGTTGGTTCGTTGCAAGATTATTTTGTGTTTCACAAAATGTATTTGAAGAACCCTACTGGGTACATGGAGGAAGCTGTTGCCAAGTTTGGTGTGATGAAAGCTGGGATGTTGGATTCGGCCCGTGATGTGGCTGAAACCGCTGGTGTTGGTATGAGCGGTGTGGAAATCAAAACAGGTCTAAAGGTTGGGCAACTACCTGAGGGCAAACTGCATCAGTTCAATCCTTTGTCTAGGGATGCTGTGTATGTGAAACCCATTAACTGGATGAACCGTAACGTGGAAGAAATTGTGCGTGGCGCACACGCTTTCGATGTGTTGAACCGTGGGGCTGGCCGTGAGCAGGCGTTAGCTGTTGTCGAAAAATGGCATTTCAATTACAGTGATCTGAGCGGGTTTGATAAGGCGATGAAGAAGGTTAACCCGTTCTGGACTTTTTATTCTAAGAACCTGGAGTTGCAGGCCACTACTTGGCCGTCAACTTTGAAGAAGTTGAACTACACTTATTTCAATGCTCAACGCAACATGGCGTTGGGTCAAACCCCTGACACAAATGTGCCTGATTACATTCAGCAAAAGATGGGGTTCCAGATGGGCAATGGTGGCAATGGTGATACCCGCTATTACACCCCTGATATTGCACCGCTTGGTGCGTTGCAGGATGTTAGCAATTTCTTTACGGGTCGCACCTTGGCTAACCTTGGCCCTGTGCCGTCGATGGTTATCAACAACTTGGCTGGCAAACGTGTGGATTTGAACATGCCGTTCAGTGATTCTAAGGTGGTTGAGCAGAACCGTGTTCTTGGTTTTCCACCGATTGCAGCGTTGACGAACGCTGTTGGGTTGACCGATCAGGGTGGTGCTAGTGGCAAAGTTTTGGTTTCTCCTCGTACCAAATATAATATGACAACACCGTTACCGATGTTGTCTGGTGTGAACCAGATGACTGGCGGTCAGGGCGGTTGGGGTATAGCTAACTGGTTGGGTTTAAGCACGACAACTAATACGCCTCGTAGCCGTAAAGCTGTGCAGTTTGCACGGGACAAAGCTATTGCTGATGATAAGGCTCGTGTTGATGCAATTCGTAAAGGATAATGTGTGTTCGCTTTAACTTTGAAACAATGGTTTATTGATACTGCTGCGGTAGCAGGTTCGATTGCTACGATTGTGATGACTGTGCCGATTGTGATGCGTTCACCTTTGGGTAGGTTGATCAGGTTTATGTATCACAGATTGTGGAAAGAACCGTTATCCACAGGGTTGACGAAACGGGCTACAACAATAGTGGAAGATGTTGTTGGCCCCCAACTTGATGCTATACGAGCTGATGCTGCCCGTTTGGAAACCAAAAATGATTCTCAACATGCGGGCAATTTGAAAGTGATTACCGATTTAGGTATTGCTGTTCATTCTAGGTTGGATCGAATTGAGGAAGTTTTGATCGCAAAACAACGCAAACCTAAACCTGCTCAACCTAGGGTGGTTCAACCTCAACCTAGGGTGATTCAACCTCCTGATTCTGAAAGGTTTGATTGTGTCTGATGGAACAAAGCTAACTGTGGTTGGTTCTAAAGCTGTTGACTTTTCGTTTGCACGCCCACCAGTCAGTGTGTTGGTGGCTAACGGTTTCAAAACGGTGGTCAGGTATATCAGTGGGTCTGGTGTGACGGGTGGGGGTTCTGGTAAGAACGCCACTAAAGCCGAGTTGGACACATATTTGGATGCTGGTTTGGGTGTGATATTGGTATGGGA